AAGGTGATCGCTCATATCGGAATGATCAGAAACGGCAAGTAAGAAAAACAGACATTAAAACAAAGCCCGGGTTAACCCCGGGCTTTGTTAATTATAGAATTCAGTCGTTGTCCTACACTTCCAATGAAACGGCGGGAACGGGGTATGCGCACCTGATACACCTACTGGGTTCATCTCAGAGTCGTATTCGATCTGATCGTCTTTGATCCAAGGTGCAAGGGCTTTGATGTAATCCCGAGCACCATCCAGGCTGTTGGACTTTGTATCCAGAGCCATAAGGTTGTCCATCACTTCGAGGGCTTCGTTCAGGGGATATATCTTATCCTGGACAGCCAGAGCCCGGCAGATGTCACTCGTACGGTCATCCAGGATCACCACAAGCTTGTAGTATCTTACTTTGGCTTTCTTATATCCCTGTAGCCTTCCGAACTCACGTATTCTGAGAGCGGTATGCTCTGACAGTCCCTGCCAGTAGTGGGATGAACGGTTGGCGAGGTCATTGAACTGGTCTTTGAGGGTATCTGCCAGCATCTCTTTAGTATAGCCCTGCTCGATGGCTTTGGAGAGAGTATCTGCGAAGTTCTGCCTGACATCAGCTTCAAAGTGATTCCCGATCCAGAACAACTGCTGCTTCTGAATAGTAGAAGAGAGATGCTGATCTTCAATGCCCCAGAGCCCGATACTGGTCTTGGTAGGTGCTTGCACTGCGGTGTCTCTCAGTCCAAGCCGCACACAGCGGTCTATTATCGCCTTGGTGGGCTCATTGACCAGTGCTGCGAAGTCATCTCCCAACTGGGTATTGATGATGCCCATAAGCTTATCTAATGAGTTCTGGTTCATCTTCTCGGCTCGGGGCATGTCACTCAATATTTGGATGGCAAGTCGCGTAGCATCCTTGATCTCAGTTTTCCAGGCATTGTTCAGGACCCGGTAGTATTCGAGCATTAGCTGATCATAGTAGTTCATCAGAAAGAGAATCTCCGAACCTTTACTCTATTCCTGCCTATATCGTACTCAGAGAACCTCTCCAAGCATCCTGCCAGTGCATCACAGCCATCGATATAGCCATCAGGATAAGTAAGGAACTGGCTGATAAGAGTGGGAGTATCCTGCCCCTCCGGAAAGAGTACCTTGGCAGTCTCGATGATGGTTTCGGTACGTTCTATCCTCAGGTTCTTGTTATCCTTGTTATCTATGCGCTTGATTCTATGGCTTATCGGTGGCAGATGGTTATCAGTAGCCCACCTGTCGAAGTCAGCAAGGATTCGAGCTTGACCGTAGGTAGTTTCACAGGCTGCTCGGGCTTTGACCCGGTAGATTCTGTCCAATTCCTGATAGGCATCGTAGTAGTATCTGAAGAACTTGGTGTTCTCAGTCTGACGTATCCAGACATGAAGCACGTAGAATCTGTAACCATCATAGCCAATGGAGATAACAGCTTTGTAGCAACCCTTCTCGCCCCAGGCAGGATCGGCATAGAGCCAGACCCGCTTCATCTGAGATGGTTCCGGCAGTGTTCTATACTTGGTGAACCAGTGGTTCTTGAAGATGTTCCCTTCGATTACCGGCTGTCCGAGCATCTCTCTTTGGTAACCGGTAAGACCGAACTTGGCTCGCAGGTTGGGAAGAATGGAAGTAGGGTATTGCTCTTCCCAGATGGACTTGCCATGCTGATCTTCGAGAGAGAAGCGCAATATCGCCTTTTGGTGCGTTTTCAGAACCGACTGGTATCCCAAGTCCAAATCCTGGTTATCTGCCCGTAAATCGCCTAATATGAGCTCCTGAAACTGGCAGATGGAGTAATTGGGATGCACCAGGTTACCGAGCCAGATGATGCGACCGCCACCCTCAGGTGCCAAAGCTCCGGCAAGCTCCTGGGTGATCTTCTCCATGCGTCTCTTGCCGATGGACTGGTTACCCATGTTCTCTTCTTTATCGATATCATCGCAGACGATCAGTCCGGGACGCTTGGCTGTCTTGGGATTGATAGTACCTCTATGAGACTGCTTGATACTCCTGGCTCGTATCCTGGCTTTATTCTTGAGATAGAAGTCCAGGTCAAAGGCATCCACTGGCTGCAGCTCAGGATAATCCATAGTGAGTCGCTTGTTGTTCTGCAGCTCATGCAAGGTAAAGGCTGTCCTCTCCTGTGCCAGATCTACGTCTGCAGCAGTATGGATTACGTAGCGTTCACCTTTGATGATCCTCCAGATAGGATAGACCACTCCCATGAGTACCGTTTTGCCCAGCCCACGAAAACCTGTGATTCCGATGATGCCTGAGCCCTTATCAGTCTCATCGAACATAGTCTCATGTGCTGGGCAAAAAGGTAGTGGGAAGATATGCGGGAAGTAGGTATGGCAGAAGAACGAGAAAGCATCCCAGCCCTCTCCGTTGGTTCGTCTGATCCTGTCAGTCTTAGCTTCAGGATTATCGTCTATAAAAGGCAAGACGGAGATCGTTTTGGATGCGATCTCCGTCAGAGCCTTGTTATGCCGCTGAATGAACTTCTTAGGCATAACCGGGTAACCCCCCGACGCCCAGGGGAACGGGCGTCGGGGACCCGGTGGTCGGAGGACTGACCATGTCGGGCTGTTGGTTTGGAGGGTCTGTAGGCATGGGCTTAGGCTTGAGAGGCCTTATGTAGGATGCAGGAAGGTTAACCATTTCTCACTCTCAGATATTCTGCCAGATCGTGCAGAATGCTTTGGAACTGCTTGAGCAAGGTCTCATGCCCTTTCTCGATCATGAAGTCGGTCACCTGATCCAGGAACTTGACTATGTAGTCGTTCAGTTCTTTGGAAGGTTGCCGGTCCTTCTGATCCTGCTTCATCATGCTTACCAGACTCTGGATGGCAGTATCGGCAGGGTTCTTGGCATATTCCCGGAGCGCTTGAATGAGTGCCTTCTTACGGGCTATGGCGATCTCGTGGTCGAGTTGGTTCTCTTCTTTGAAGAGCTCGTCCCACTTACCACCTTTGATCCACTTGCGGACGGTGATATCGGAGACTCCGAAGATCACTGCCAGCTCAGTGGGTTCGGTCTTGCCGTTCAGATAGGCTTCCTTGCAGTTGTCCCGCTTGATGCGGAACTCACGGCTGTTACTCATACTCTGGGCGTACCTTGTGCTTTAGCAGATAGAGGTTGAGGTCTTTACCGGAGCAGCGCAGCTGTCCGTTTTCTTTAGTTCTGAAAGCAGGCAGAGGATCACCGATGTCACGTATCCAGCGATAGACGCTGGAGCGGTCGACCTTGAGCATGTCGGCTATCTCATCGGTGCGGTAAGTGCGTTCATCATTGAAGATGCTCATCGTGTTCAGTTCCTCTGCAGTGTTGGTATTCATAGGTGCCATTATTCATTCTCCTGTGCTTTTATCAAATAGAGATGCATTACGCTGCCACTGTTTCTCACAGAGCAGGGAAGTTGAGGACGATCTGGCGGAACTGGCCCGACTCGTCACGTTCATAGAAATTGATGTACTGCTTGGTGGATACCACTTGGATGGCCTGGTCGATCAGTTCCATCGCTTCCTTCCAGGTTTGATCTTTGATGTTGTAACGGCGAAGGCGCAGGATGCGATACTTGGCGATCTCGCCTTTCTTATCGACCTGAAAGGCTTCGCTTATGATGGCTCTGAGGTTCACGTTGGAGTCGGCAGACCAGGCTTTCAGGCACTCATCGATCTTCTGCTTGGCGAGTTGGAGTTCGATACCGAACTGGATGCGTTCCTTGAACCTGATCTCGACCCGGTACTTGCCGTCAAAGCTGTTGAGAACGGCATTGCCTTTCCAGTCCAGGCCATTCTTCTCGGCTACCTGCTGGAGATAAAGCTCCACGTCCTCAAAGAACTGGTTCTTGTCAGCTACCATACGGTCATGCAGTTTGATAGCCCGGTTGATGGTCTTGGTTACGATGGCATCCTGCTTCAGGATCTCAGGCCTGATGATCGAGGTGGGGATGCTCTGTCCGTTAGCGTCAATACGAGTGGGTAGGGGCTTCTTAGCCTTGGGGGTCTTGGGTGTGTCCATTAGATGTCTCCTTATTATCTTTGGCTTTCTT